TGGTTGCCATCGACCCCAGTGCGGCACCTGCAAGACGGACATCCTCCTGTACCTGACGGCGCCATTTTTGAGACTGCCGCTCCGCCCGGTTAAGGCCCGCCGCGAAGCCCCCGATATTGGCAATCAGGTCAATAGTCAGGGTTCCAAGTGATCTGGCTGCCATACCGTCTCCGTGAGTGTTTAAAACCAGGTCCGCTTAGCCTCATCAAGCGTGACGGGGTCTGTGGTGGCCGTTGTTTTGGTAAAATGAAGGGTGAAATCAGTGACGCTGAAAGGCGGTGCGTCTTTACCACGGTTCACGTTAGCGATAGTGCTGGAGATCATCCCGCCAGCCCATTCCGTGCGAAGCATCGGATTGAGGCTCCCGTAACGCTCACGGTATTTCACCCATATCTGAAATTCCCGGAAGCTGAGAACCTCCTGAGCCTGGGCGATGGTATGCCCGCCTATACCATTCAGGACGAGTTCGCACCAGAATTCATCGTCGGCGCTGAGTTCATCTTTCCCAGAGCGTTAACCTCCTGGATGGCTAACAGCAGAGCGATAGTGAGTGCACCATCCAGCGCACCGCGCTCCGGGTCCGCCTCGCCGGTAATGTCCGCCGGGGTGAACACCGGTTTCCCGTTCTCATCGCAGACGGACGCGGCGATCCGTCCTGCCACGCCATCAACGCGCCCGTTTGCCGCCATCACATCCGTCATCGCCGAGTGATAGCCCAGCGGGCGAACAAAGACAGTGGCACTGAACTCCTCCTCGCCCTGGCGCCAGGTGATCTGCTTTTCTACCGGGCGGCCGGTGAATGCCCCGGCCTGTTTAAGTGCATCGAGAGTCAGTTTCATTAATCACCCGCCTTAGGTACCCAGACCGATCCGCCTGAACGCTGGATGGTTGCTGAAGTGGTCACCACCGTATTGGCGGAGAAGTCAAACGGGAAGTCAGAGACATAGCCGCGAAAAATAAACCAGGTGCGGCTTTCCGGTAGCGTCAGGCCATCCACTGAACCTGCTGCGCCCTGGGCGGCTGCCGTCGGAGATGCAGTGCCGTCAGACCAGCCCACCGCAAACGTCAGTTCTTCGTGGTCGTCCGAGTTCGCCAGATTGTGCAGCATAATGTGGCTGGCGTTTTCCGGGTCAGCGTTCAGACCCACCGTCGCCTGGCCGGGCGTACGCAGACCGACCTTATAGGTGCGGCTGTTTCGCTCAGAAAGACAGGTGTCTTCAATCTGATCCGCCGGGTTGCCGCCCGGTGAAAAACTGGTGATGCATTCGATTTCACTTACCGCGCCCTGGGCGAGCACAAAAAACTGAGTGCCTTGCGTCAGTACAGACATGGTTTTCTCCGTGCATAAAAAAACCGGCGCCGGGCCGGTGTATTGAGGGGTTATCGCTTCACTATCCAGTCAACATCGAAGGAATAGCGATAGCGCTTTGTTTCGGGGTCTCGTTCCTGCCCGCCCCAGCGGGTTATATGTGCGTGGGGTTCAATGGCATCACGCAGCGCGGCGGCCACAGCAATCACCTCATCCGGGGTATCGGCCCAGGCATCAACCTGCAGTGACCAGGTATCTGCATCCGGGCGCTGGCCGAGATAGTTCTCAGGTGCGCCGTTCACGTTCTGCCAGGCGACATAGGGATAAATCACGTTATCGTCCTGCTGTCCGAACGGGTAAAGCCGCACGGGCGAATCGCCAATCAGCGCCCGCACTGCCGGACTGGCCGCGCACACAGAAAACAGGGGAGCAATCACGATCCGCCTCCTTTTCGGCGCGCTCGTCGCAGCGCCCGGTCAATGCTTTTTTCATACTCGGTGGCGAACGTGGCGATCACCTCCTGAGTGCGGGAGGTTGCCGCTGCGCGAACAAGGGGTTTCGGTGTCATTTTTTCCGTACCAAACTCCAGCAGACGCCAGTGTGGTGTGGGTGCATCTGCGGCCAGGCTGGGATCCTTTTTGAGTCTCGCCCCCTGCAGAATGCCAATCCGAAAGCCGAGGTTGCCGGTTTGCTTAAACAGCCTTCCGTTCCAGCGCTGCGCCGCATTATCTGCAATACTGCGCGCCGTTTTCGGATCGTCCAGACGCAGGGCGTTCGCCTTAATCTGGTTCACAATAACGTTGCCTGCTTTGCGCAGCGCAGCGCGCCCGCCCTTTCGCTTCAGGTCGTCATTCACCTCGTTGAGTTTCTGCTTCAGCGACTCAATGCCGGTGATCTGAACATCAATGCCATCAGCCATCGTTAACCCCACGGGAGCATGGAAGCGTTAAATATTCCAGACCACTTTTATCGTCTTCCAGCACACCCTGAATGTCGTAGACTCGTCCGCGGTAAAGAATACGGTGTTTATCGGTGACATCTTCACGCCAGCGGATTGTGATCCGGGTCGTGATCTCATTTTGCCCCGCCTGTGCGGCCACAAAATCGCGCGCGGAAAGGTCTGTAACGTTAGCCCAGAGTTCAGCAACATCAGCCCAGCCATTAACCACAGCGCCGGTGGCCGGACTCTGCGTTTTCACAGGCTTCTGCAGCTTCACGCGCTTGTTCAGTTTACCTGCCTGCATGTTTAACCCCTGGGTTTACCGCTCAGATAGGTCTGCGGTGGTAACCCGTCGTCGTCCTCATCAGAGACCATCGACTGGTAAATCACGGCAGCCAGGGCTTCATTGGATTCCGCCAGGCGGTTTATCGCGGCGGTCTGGTCTTTCTGCGCTTTTGTCTGTAGCTCCAGCGCTTTCAGCAGTTCGTTTACCTGTTGCTCGTTCATAGGCAATCGCCATCCATTTTTTCAGCCACTCTCGTCGAGCAGCGCAACCACGACAAGCCATTCCGCCACCTATACCCCATAAATCCGATACGGCTGAAGTAGCGACTCAACCGCCAGGTCAACAGCGGATGAAGTGCCATTAGTGATTACCGCCTCCCGGTTTGCGTACCAGTGTGCGATAAGCATTAACATAGCAATTTCGATATCTTCGCCATAAAGCAACGCGTCGGGATCGGCCATATAAAGCGGGTCATCAGCCTTTTCATAAATCCGGCGGCGGGTCCATCTCTGCACATACCGCACCGCGGCTTTTATGCTGGTTTCAATCCAGGCATCTTCTGCAGTGTTTTCGGCATCGATACGACAGTGCGTCTTAACCTGCTCTTTAATCAGCATGCGCGCCCCTTACTTACTTTTGCCCTTTCCTTTTGGATCGGGGTCTTTCTCCGGTCCCGGTTTTTTGGCGCCGGGTTCTGCGGCATAACCGCATGCCACCAGCTCGCGACCATGCTGTTCCAGCGTCTCGAACTCGGTGCCTTCAGTGAGCACGCTGCCTTCAAAGTAAATGGGCTTGATAGCGATCAGCTTCATGGCTGTCTCCTTAAAGGAAAAAAGAAAAGCGGCCCGCAGGCCGCCGTTAAGGATTACGCACCACCACCTGTAGCAGGCGCAGTGAAGGCTCCGTAAATAAACGCTTCCGGCCGTTTCACCGCCAGCGCCAGGCGCTCTTCGCAACGAATCGAGATCATGTTTTTCTCGAAGTCGTCGGCGTTCTCAGTGGAGATCACCACGTTGGCATCTTCGCGGTCGAACAGCTGGGCCGCGGCGTTGAATGCTCCGGTCAGGAACTTGCCCTGGAATGCTGCGGCTTCGGTCGCAACCACCGGCAGGCCCCACAGGGTTGGCCCGGTCAGGGCCGCCGGGTTCGCCAGGATATAGCGGCCCAGCGTGTCCTTGGTGAGTTCAATCTTCGCCCAGTCGATGAAGTGCAGGACGTGGCCGGAAGCCGGGAAGCGCGCCAGCTGCGCCTGCAGCATTGCGAGGCGCAGATCGTCGATGCCGTTCTGCTGTTCAACGGTGAACGCAGCGTCATACGCCGAGGCCTGCGGTACGATGCCTTTCAGGTGCGCGCCGGTACCATCACCAAAGAGAATTTCCTGCTCTTCTACATACTTCAGACCGTAACGCATCTCGGCGTCGATAGTGGACTGAAGCTGCGCGAAGTCATCCAGGATCTGTTTGGAC